TTATTTGCCCTCTAGTTTTTCTAAACGATCATTGATTTGTTTTAATGCAGGAAAAATAAAAACAGATAGTCTGTCATAAGAAATAGACTCAGGAAGTCCATCTTTATCTAAATTGATAACAGTAGAAAATTCAGGAATTTCAGCAACTCTTTCAGCAATAAGACCTGAAATAATTTGATTAGGATTGTCAGTAAATTCGGGTTTGTAATTAAAAGTAACAGGTTGAAGGCTAAGAATTTTAGAAAGGTAATCTGCTTCAGGTATTGGCGTAATGTTATCTTTATGACGCTCTGTTGATGTTGTAAGATAAAAACGGCTATTGGAAGATGACCAAACAACGCCAGTTGCGGATAAACTAGACATTGATTGAACTACCAAGTTTCCTGACATAGTTACTGTTCCAGTTACAGCAACTGTTCCAGTAATGGTTGCTCCGCCCGAAGCAATAGTTAATCCACCGCTTGTTGTGCCAATTGTTCCACCAGCACTTATTCCTCCAGTTGAACCCAATGATGAACCTGTAATAGAACCTATTGTTGTAATGCTTCCAGAACTTGAATTCAAAGAAGTTAAGCCAGAGTTTGCAGTTAATGACCCTGAATTGATTGTCCAACCACCAATAGTGCCGCTTGAAGAAGTAATTGTTCCTTGAATTGTTGCGGCGGTTGCTACCAACGCGCCAGCAGATGAAACTTGAAATTGTCCTGATGAACCTGCATAAATAGCAATAGAGGTAAGAGTTCCTGTTGTAATCTTGCCTGCATCCAAGGAAGCAATAACCGTGTCGGTGATTGGTGAGTTTACCCAAGAACTACCATTGTAAATGTATTGATACTGAACTACACCTGAGCCATTAACTTGAAACCATACATCGCCGGTTATTCCTCCACCTGTAGGGCCTGATGTTTGATAATGAACTGTATTTTTTCCATCAGCAGATTGAAGTGCTACGCCCGCTTGAAGAGATGCGGCAGTAGCTTGAACACCCGCGTTGATTGCTTGAACATAAGCTGCTTGCGCTGTTGTGCTTGCATAATCGGCAGTATCTTGTGGCCCACTAGGGCCTGTTTCCAATTTAGTAACGCGGTCAGAAAGCGTGTAGAACATATCTTGTAAATTAACGGGTAGATTTACATACGACATTTGCTCTCCTAACTAACTGTTCCTGAAGCGAGTTCACGGGTAAGGGTAACGGTAACGCGGTCAGGGCCGTTTTCTCCTGGGTTTACACTTAAAGCTACAATACGCATGACAAGGTTTAATCCTGTTGGAAAATAGTCATCGGTAATGCGAACTTGAACGGTATCGCCAATGCTGTAATCCTTGTAATAATAAGGGTCAACATAGGTTGGAATAACAATCTCAACTGTAGTTGGCGGATAAGAAACAGCATTTAAGCGACCTAGCGTAAGGTTTTTAAGCAAGGTCGTATCGCTGACATCTATGTAATTGACGGCATCTTCTAATAACGGCCAATCACCACTTGTTATCTTGCTTCCGTCAATAGCGGTTGCGGTGAGTTTGCTGTTATTAGCTCCGTAGCCAAGTCCATAAAGGGTGTTAGCGGCGGTCTGCCCATCTTCAGGAAACTTGTAAGAGATTATGTTGCCGGGAAATTGAAACACGGCTGATGTGGGGTCGCTTGCGCTATATGTAGCCCCCAAAGGAATTCCAATAGTAAATGTATTTATTAAATTGCCTGTAGTTGAATCAGGGATAATGGCAAAGTCAAAGAAGTTCTGCGCTAAATCTTTTACTGCCTGATATACAGACTTAAATTCGTAGTTATGATAAGTGCGAGCGGCAGCATAAGTAGAACTTTGCACAGAATACGCCAATCCTGTTTTGCCATGAGTTTTGCCTTCTGTATATTGCATTAAACTTTTAGCAATATATGTTGGGTCAAATCCTGTACCTGTTGCCGTTCCTCCTGATGAATAAGTGCCACCATAGGTACTATTAACAATAAAAGTGGTAGGCGTACAAGATACGATTGCCTTGCTACTAAAGTTAAATCCGCTAGGGGTTACACCTGATACGGCAATAGTTTGACCCGCTACAAAGTTGTTGTTAGCGTAATAAATAACTGTTGAACCTGCGCCATTTGCGCCTGTAATAGTTGCGGTATTAGTTGTGTAATTTTTGTCATCAGAAATACGGCGGCGTTGATAAAGACTAAGCATTTCTTGAGCCGTAATATGAAGGATTTGACTATCTGAATCGTACTCGCGGTTCCAAATAACCCCTGACCAAACAGGGTAACTATTAGAATTTTGCGTGTCGTTATAGATAACCCATAAAATTGTTTTGCCGGGAATAGTGCCATCATAAACATTGAGGTTGGTCGAGTTAATACCTGACAACAAAACTTCGCCTTGAAATGTACCAATAGAATTAAGTTGCTGAGTAAAGTTCACATTAGTAAATGGAAGTTCGGCAATAATTGGGTTAGCCGATGAACCTGATTGGTAAAGATTAGTTGTTACATACCGAAATGTATAAGCCATTATACATAAGCGTTTCTGTAGGAAATAGACATGGAGCCTATGCTACTAGTCCAAGTACCTGAACTGCTTGGAGCGATTGCAAGCCATCCTGTTGATGTGACCGTCATAAGGTTTCTGTAAGGAACACCATTCATGTAGATAACCCGTTGGAGTAGGTCAATAACCAATGGGCTTGAAACCACATTGGCAAAATACATGGTTGTTGTGCCATCTCCAATATAGCCGCTAGAGCTAGGTGAGGCAACGGTAATAACGGGACAAGATGTTGCCCATCCGCTATTGCTTACGCCAACAACTGAACCTGAAACCGATGTTGCTGTTTCATCGTAGTAGCGTGGGTCAGGAAAGAAAAACTCAGCGCGACACATAATGTAGCCAAAGCTAAACTCAGGATTAACAGGGGTTGTAACACCGCGAGCGCGACCATACATACGCTTTGGGCCTGTATCGCTTGTTAGTTGAAATTGAAATAGTTGTAGTTGGCTAGATGTAGGTGTTGTACCTGTTGGGTCAACATAGTAGCCAATAGCCTGCGGAGCAAAGGCTGATTGTAATTGCTTGTAGTAATACTGTGCGCTATAGCTAGAGTCACCAAGAACCAAGATGTCAAAGGTAACCGTTCTGCCATCGTAGAAATCGCGCCCTGAATATGAGCCGTCAATGTAACCTCGGTTATCGTCTTGAATTCTTAACGGAGATGTGCCACCTAAGCCGTCAATGTTTTCAACAACATAGTTAGTTCCTGCGCCAATAGTAAGACCGTTAAATGAAAATTGATAAACTGAAACTGTCATTATTTGGCTCCTACTGGTATTCCATTACTAGCGGCTTTTGCCAATTTCTTAGCAATATCATTTGTGTTACTAGCATACACGGTATTGTTTTGAATAACCGTTGTCTTGTTAGTAGCTTTTTTGGCAGTTGCGGCAATACGACTAACGCCTTTGCCAGCAAGATTGGGGGCAATAGGTTGTTGTTGCATAATAGATTCAGGAATTCCAACGCCAGCGCCACCTACGGCTGGTTTTTTTAAGTCGTTAGCAATGGTCAATCCACCATAAACGGCTGCCGCAGTAGCAATGGCGGCGGTAGCAGCAACAATACTTACTCCACCTGTAGCAAAAGCGGTGGCAATAGCAGCAGTAGCGGCAGCTACTCTTAGTGCTTCATAAACTTTAATAAGAGTTTGTATTGCGGTGACAATTCCTGCAATTTTTGGAACTGCCCAAATAACAGCAAGTATGGCAGCAAGGGTCTTAAATAATCCTTGATTATCGCTAATGATTTTGCCTAATGCTTTAAGGTCAGGAATACCTTTATTTGTAATCCAATCAGTAACTTTAATAAGCGTAGGGACAAGCGCAGTTCCTACTTGAACTTCTAAAGCTTGAAAATTAGCTTGAGCAACGGCAATACTTCCACTTAGAGTATTTTTGAAAGCATTAGCAGCCCCGCCAGCCCTATCTTCAATAGCTTTAAGAACTTGAGCAAAAGTTGCACCTTTAGGAATTGTCTTACCTAAAGCAATACCTAAATCGCCCAAGCCTTTTGCTTGACCAATAGATGCGCGAGCAAGAAGTGTTCCTGCTTCAGCAAGTGAAATCTGCTTAAATCGAGCAAGGTCAGCAGCAGCGCCAAGGCTATCAAGAGCAAGTTTTGGGCTACCTGATGCGGCTGTCATTTTAGCCAAAGCATCGTAAGTGTCGTTATAGGTAAAGCCAAGAGCCATCATAGATTTGGCTTGTTCATCAATGACAGGTTTAGCAGCAGCAAAACTTACGCCTGTATTTTTAACGGCAGTTTCTAAATTTGCTTGAGATTTTTCTACGGCATCAAGAGTTCTAACACTAGCAATACCAAATACGGCAAATGCTCCACCAAGACCCAAAATAGCAGTACCAGCCATTTTAGAAGCTTTTTCAAGTCTGCTTAATGCCCCGCCAGCAAGCACACCATTTTTTTGCATTTTTGCTAATTCAGCATTAACCTTGCCAAAAGTAGCAAGTGCTTCGGTAGCTTTAGCCTGTATTTCAAAGATAACCGGTGGAAAGAACTCAGCCATTTGTTACCCTCTCAAACTTAAATGCTTACGCATAATTGCATAAGCGACTTTTTGGAATTTCTTAAATGCCGGTTGCATATAAGGAAATGCTTTACTTTTTGTTTCACCCGACCATGTAGGAGGCGCGTACTTGCCACCCATTTCAACAGACCGACCATAAACAATAGTTGGGCCAACAACGGCTGAGTAAGTAGCAAAACCTTGACGATACTTTTCACCACGAATAGAACGGCGCAAATTGCCTGTGCGGTTCATAGGAGGTTGTCCAGGAGTAGCTTTTTGACCTTTAGGTCTTTCGCCTTGGATTTCCTCTTTAGCGAGTTGAATAAGAGTAGTCATCATTTCGTCACGGGCTTCACGCGCACCTGTGTCTAATTTTGAAGTTGCTTTATCTACGGCGCGCATAACCTCATTGATATTGCTCGTTATCATTTTCAACCTCTTTAACTATGTTTGCGATTGAAATAACCCAATCAACGATGTAAGCAGGTTGCTCATCTGTTTCAGTTATTGTCCAACCAAACTCTTTGGCGCAATAATAATAAAAGTACTCATCATCAGGATATTCATATAGCCTGTTGCGTTGTTCTCCCCGTAGCGCCCCCTTTAACCGTTCGAGCCGTCTAAAGGGCTATCAGGGTTCTTTTCATTGGCTTCGGACTTTGTAAAGTCAGGAAAAATTGTAGATTGAACTGCATTAACTTCTGCGGCTATAGCATCATAATCGGGCATAGTTAATTCATCTAATGATGCAATATGAACTGATGGGATAATAAGGTCAAAACTCCACGATTCAACAAGAACCGCAATAAGACCATCTACCATAGAAAGAGCTTGAAGTAAGCCTTCTTGATTTGATGCTGCGCCAATAACTTTCTTGCGGTCTTTTACACGAAGAGTGCTTGGGTCGCGCAAGGTTACTGTATTGCCACTTGGGAGTGTAATTACTTTAGACATGGTTTCCTTCCAACTTGCCTTCGCGGTTTAGGGTCTAAGGGAGCGGGAAGGCGGCGCTCCCTCAGACGGTTATCTGCCTATTACTGGAATGTTCCAGAAGGCAAAGCGTTTTGTAGTGTGAACTTAATAGGAGAGTATCCTGAAGTTGAACCAACATCTGTGGTGTTACCAAGACCTTCAATATCAACTGTTACTTCTACATAATCAGTATTGCGCTCGATTGCTCCTGTTACATAAGCACCCTTTGTAAGAGTGAAAGCAACTTGAGTAGCGGTAGCACCTGTTCCTGTTGAGAAGTTAAATGTAATTGCAGGTTGTGTGTTTGTAAGATAACGGGTTAATTCTGTGTCATCTTGCATAACAAATGTAATTTTACCTTTAGCGGTTAGCGCGCCAAGAAATACTTGGTATGGAGCTTGCGTATTTCCAACACCAAAGATTGCTTCTGATGTACGGGCAAGGTCAAGTGTTCCTGTGCGAACATAAGCGATTGTTGAACCGCCAACGCTTACTGTGCCTGTCCATACTTGGGTAGGCAAAACGCTTGAGAAAGATGGAGCAGGAGCAGTAGTTGTGCTTGATGGAAAACCCATAGCTTTAACTGTGTATTCCAACATTCCGTCAGCACTAAATGTCAAACCAAAGTCTGTGATTTGGCAGCCAGGGTAATAACGAGTATTAGCGGCATAAAAATCTGTAATTGTTAATGCTTTAGGTTGAGCATCGCCTGTTGAACCTACGGCATTTTTAAGAGCGATTGCGTGGGTGTAAGGAGCTGTTGAACCTGTTGTTGTAACATCTCCTAGAATACCTGCAATCCAATAACCAATGGTGTCTGCAAATACAGGCCCACCAAAATCAACTGTTGTGTTTCTGCGACCTTGAACATAGTTGTAATTTTCAACTAATGAGCCACGAATACCTGTGTCATAAAGCGGTGCAATAACATCAACAGGCTTAAATGTATTAAGTGTGATTGGTACAAAATTTGTTGCTGCTACGGCAGTACCCTTGGTTGTTTCTAAGGCAACCCCAAGGTACGACTTTACGGAATTTTGGGCTAGTGTCATTCTTCATCTCCTACTTTTGGGGCTGGCTTGGTTGATTTGCTTGGATTTACATTATGAGCTACAAAATTATCTGAGGCTTCAAATGTATCGCCGGGTTTTACTGTTGTACTTATACTTGGGAAAGTGCGTTCATCGTGACCTTCATAAGTGTATGTAGCCATTTTTTCTCCTATGCTTGAATCATTTGGGTAACATCAAATCTGACAGATGCCCAAGTTTCGGTGGAAGTGCCATCATTGGATACTGGCTCGCCATAAGAAACTGAGATGACGGGTTCTGCGCCTTGCCATACAAGGTTGCTAGATGGGTCACCGAATTGATGGTCTGAGCGCAACTTTGTTTTAAGGTTGTCAATAACGCTATCAAAATCAGCCATAGCATCTTCTGATTTGCGCTCCATTGAATGATGAAATAACTGAATAACTACGGTGTAATCAATACGCTTAATACCGCTAGTAGCTCCACCTATTGCCAAACGGTTTTCATTTTCAGATTCAATATGAATAACTGCGGCGGTGCGTGAAAGCTGAGAAGGCAGGGCATTGACCTGAAAGTCAATACGCTTAGGAAAGGCAGTAAAGACTTGGTTGATACCTTGAACCGGCGGGTTTCCAATAAAGGTAGCAAGTGTTGAGCGAACGGCTGCGCGACCTGATAAAGCCATTATCTAATCCTGCGATAAGGGGCAAGCAAGTTCATCGCAACGGCTAATTCTGAGCCTAACTTCTGCGCGCCAGGTACGGCTTCTGATGCGCGTGAGGCAACGCTCATTACCATTGAGTTATCGCCACGAACCTTGAGCATTGAGGTAGTCACAAGAATTGCGGCTTCCTTAATTGCTGGCGGTAGGGCAGAGATAGAAGTTCCTGAT